TTATTCATATGTCCCCCTTTCCTGTTTATATTTGTTTATTATTAGTCCTAAGCTATAATTGCCAATATAGTTACCGTTACAATACCTTTTCAATGTAGATTGGTAAGATAGTGTTTGTTTATCCTCATTATAGGGTTGGCGTTGGCTTCTAATGGTAAGCCAATATTCCAAACCGCTTTGCCCAAAGGTATTGACTAATGCGCTGATAATTTGATTACTTTCTTGGTGTGAATGGGTCAGTATAATATGGCTTTGTTGAATGTCCTCTATCATGTTATTCATCTTTATTGTGTCGGTTGCTTTGCTGAATGTTGGCGTATGTGAGACATAGGGGCTATATACTTGCTGCTTACGGGGTTTTACGGGGTTAATGGTGTGATTAACTGTTTGGGTGTATATCTCGCTGTCAGCGTTAAAATATGGGCTATTATCATAGGATATGAAGCGCAAGCGTGATAGGTCAGAACAACTGTTATCAGAACTAATTGATATAGCCTTTAAATCGTTTGAAAAAGCCTCAAAATGGGCCTTGTAATCGTCTATTGTACCGTTCACCCGTACAAGTCCCCAAATGCCCGCTGCGCTGCAACTCAAGGCACAGTAATAGATGTATTTTGATAGGTCTGAATTAAGTATCTTCTCTCTCATCTGTGTAGGTGTCATATTATCATTGTCCTTTGCATCTATGTCAAACTGAAGCAAGTTGTTATAATGTATTAGATTACTTGCTTGGTGGCCAAAATCAAAGGTGGCAACGGGGGTGAAAGCGGGTAGTTTCCGCTTCTTTTCCCCTCTGTCTTTTTCGCTGCAATTACGGATATTATCAATCATTGTTATTGCTCGTTTGTCTTTCAAAAAAAGGACTTTGTTTAAATCTAAAATGGTATTATTTTTTTCTTTGATAGATTTGTAAAAACTTGCTTGGTATATCATTTTTCATTTTCTTTTACTTTCATTATTTTGACGGAAAACTCTTTGCCCATTGGCTTGCTTGTTGGGGATGTGTAACGGTTGATGAGTGAGGATGAATAACTTGTTTATATATGTCTCTCAGGTTCGCATCAAGATTTGCGGTGGAATTGGTTGTTATGCTTTGATACGATTCTCTGAATGTACTATCACTTGGTGAATAATCAAGATAGAAACTATCTTGTTTTATTCCTTGCTCTTTGTGTCTAATTTTATCAGTTGTAATTTTGATGGTATTATTATCTGTGGTCGGGTTGACGCACAAGACATTATCAGATAACTGACGAAAATTCTTACTATCACTTATATTTGCACCTTTTACTTCTTGATCATCAAATACCTTGGTAGGATGGGCTATTAATAAGAGGATAATATTATATTTTGGGCCAATCGCTTTAAATATATAAGCATATCACCAACGACATTGGAATTATAGTTATCAGGCCGTGGTATATAAGAGAATGGGTCGATTATAAGCGTGTCAATAGTTACTACTGTGTTGGCTTCAATTATTGCTGTTTCAATATCCTCTATTGTCTTGATTTTTTCGGTCTCGACAAAGAAATTATTATCTATCATTTTATCTTCATCATTATACATTTTTAGAAGTTCGTTTTCGTAAAATTGGATACTATCCTCAAATGCAAAAAATAGTGTCTTGAAGTTATTTTGCTTATTCATCAAATAGGTGTAAAATGTTGTAAACGTTGACTTTCCAACATTGCTCTTGCCTGTCATTACTGTTAATTGTCCCTTGTCGAGACGTATATATTTATCGATTATATCCAAACCACATTTTAGGCCTGAATGGTCGGTTTTTTGATAGCTGTGTAATTGCTGTTTTCTCGCTTCTTTGTCAAATATTATAAATTGTTGTGCTTTGCTTTCCATGCTTCATTTATTGCGTTTACTGTGTTATTTTCAATCTCAAATCTTTGAGTTATAACTGATAATTGATTTAAAAACTCCGTGTTATCATTTATGCTCAAAAGATATATCTTATACGTTGTTGGGGTTATTGTGAACTCCGTCTCTATTAAATTATTATAATAGCATTTTTTATAATCAATATAACCCTGTTTTTTGAGGCTTTTTAAATTGCGATTAAGCCGTAATGCGTTGGCATGATTTTTTGGTAACCCACATAGCTCTATTATCTTTGTCTGTGACCATTTTGGATGTGCATCATTATCTGTTAAGTGGAATAATAAAGAAAGTATAACACCTTGCTCTATATCCCCCGTTGCCGCAACAAATGATGTATAATAACATTCCTTTGTTGGGTCTTTTCTTTTCTTTTTTTTATTCATATACTCTGCTTGTTTTACCGCTTTTTATTTTAATAAAAAAGCATTGGGAATGAGAAAAAACAAGCGGAAAATCATATTCTCATTTATGCCCCAATGCCTATATCTTATTTACTTGATTAGTTCCTTTAATTTTGGTGTTATTGTTACGAGCGTGCATATGGCTTTTGCATCTTGCTCGTACTCGCTTAATTTTTTCAAATATTCTTTGGGCAAAAAGTCTTTATATCGGGACATTGCTTGCTTGATGGTGATTAGGCCTAATTCTTGAAGACTTTTTAGCGAACGGTGATACGTTTTAATATGTATCCCCCAAAGAACACTTTGTGCCGTTTGACGGATGTAGACGGTTTCACCCTCAAGTCGGTTGATGATGTCGAATTGTAGTATTATTCCTGTTAAGGGACTACCTGTAATTTTGCTTAATTTTCTTATATTCATATCTTTGTAATTTTATTCTATATATAAAATAGTCATATGGTCTAAAAAAACAAGACCTAAATTTCAATTATTTTTATCTATATCCGTAAAGCGCTGATAATCAGTGAAATAATTTTTCTATTTGGACTGTATCTAAACTTATATTTTAGCTATATTGGGTTATATTGGGGCGCTCGTGGCGCAATACCTTCTAAAATTAGTAGGCAAGCGAGCGAAACTACTTGATGGGTAACGGTTGAATGAAGATAAAAAATTTACTTTTCATTTTTATCTCTATTATACTATTATTCCATTATCCTATTATCTTATATATCTTTTCAACCGTTACAACTGTTTGTGAAAATCTCATTTTCAACAAACGTATTTAAAATACATTGATACTATATCATCGTAATCCGTGATAACGGATTGCATGCAAAGATAGTTAATCATCTTATCATAATTGCTTTTTGATTCAATTATTTTACTTTCTAAAATAGTATTATTATACCTATCTAATTGTGAATTTGAATGTATTTTCCCATTATTCCATTGGTGAGGGTAGCATTTTGCACCGATACCGATTTTATACTGTTTGTGATTGATGTTGAAAACTGTAAAGACTGCCTGAGGGCGTTCGCTTTTCTTAGTACGCAAAACGAATGTTTGCTGATTCTGATAAAAAATTTGTTCCATGACTAAAAATTTTGTTGTTCATAAAATTTGTTCATAAAAAGCGTTCATAAATCAGCAAAAACATATTAATCATTTCATTTTATAAACCCACAATAACCGTTATATGCCCTATTTTTCAATAATTTGCAATGTGTCATAATTTTATAAATGCAAAAACAAAAGGATTTGTTTTGTTCTGCTCTCGATTTGCAGTACCTTTGCATCTGAAATGAAATACAAGATAAGAACATCTAACAAAAAGCATAATAAATAAAGGATTTATCGAGGATTTTTAATCTGTTATTTGTTGTTAATTTTCCGTTATTTGGCGTATATTTGTTACTTGTTTGTTACTATTTCAAATATATATAGCTATATTTGCAATCGGTAACAAATTACAAACATAATATGGCGCGAAAGAAAAAACAGCTAAAAGCAAAAGAGCCAGTCCGCATCCGTTTTAAGGAGTTAACGAATGGCAATCAAAGTATCTATCTTGACATTTATCAAAATGGAAAAAGATCATACGATTTTTTGAAATTATATCTTATTCCAGAAACGGATGAATCCTCAAAATTGAAAAACCAAAATACTTTGCAAGACGCAAAGGCAATACAGGCACAAAGGATTATTGATATTGCGAATGGAAAAGCCGGAATAGATAAAGGACATATCAATATCTTATTGGTAGACTGGTTACGTTCATATCAAGAATTAAGGGCGCAAACTGGACAAAGCGGGAAAAGAGCTGAAAGTATAGGAAATACAATAAAGCATATTGAAATCTACAATGGTGGGCGTGTCGTAACAATGGGAGATGTTGATACAGATTATTGCAAGGGTTTCATCAACTATCTCAGTTGTTCAGCGATGTCGAGAACTTATACAAAGAATCCTCAACATCTATCAAAGTCGGCAGCAAATTCGTATTTCGTTTGCCTCACAAGTGCATTGAAAGAAGCAGTGAGACAAAAAATAATATTGAGCAATTCTATCGATATGCTTAGTAATGAAGATAGAAAACCTATTAAGCCTCAACAAACCAATGTTGACTATCTAACGGCTGAGGAATTAAAATTATTAATCAATTGCAATTATAAAAGACAAAACAAAGTATTACGCCAGGCCTTTTTATTCGCTTGCTTAACAGGGCTCCGTATCAGCGACATAAGATCTTTGATCTGGGCCAATATAAAGGTAGTAGGTGACAGTCTTTTTATACATAAGAAGATGGTTAAAACAAACACGTATATAGATGTCCCATTACCAAGCCAAGCACTTTACTATTTACCAAACAGAGATGACAAGAATAATGATGACGCAGTTTTTCCAACAGCAGAAAGATGGGACAATAAAGCGACGGAATCTTTACCTATTGCGGAATGGTGTATAAATACAGAACTTAGAAGATGGGTACAAAAAGCAGGTATAAATAAACATGTAACATTTCACGTGAGCCGGCACACATACGCTACATTGCTGATAACACAAGGTGCTGATTTATTCACGGTTCAGAAGCTTTTAGGTCATAAGAATATACAGACGACACAGATATACGCCGAGCTGGTTGGGAAAAAGAAAATTGAAACCGTCAAATTACTAAACGACTTAAACATATAATATGAATAGATCTAATTTGATAATACATTGTCTCTACTACAAAGGCGAAAAAGAGAACCCTTACCAGGGGGGAGACAAAGCCCAGTTCTGGGAGTACGAAAAGATATGGGTTAATGAAATGAGCAAAGATGAGGGAAGTAATCTGCTCACAGGGAACACGGCCGATTATATTCATGCTGGATTGCTCTCATGGAACGAAACAGACGGTACTCCATATCTGCTAAAAGCATTACTTTTCAACCGATATTGCCATTGGATTCAAGGCAGCGTTGAGAGTTTTAAGGATTGGTATTCATGCCAATACATAAACAATTAACTTGGTAAATAATAAGGCTATGATAGTAAAAGAATTTATTGAAAAAGTTGCTGATGGTACATTTACCGATATTGACATAATAGAATATGTATCACAAAAAGAAGATATTAAAAGTGTTTTAAGAAGCCTTTTTATGTCTGACATAGTAGTAATAGAATCTACAGGAAAGCCCCAAATTACTGACGTTAGACAAAAAGCAAGAATTATAAACGCCATGTACCTTATCGGTGAAAAGTTTCATGTTTCGTGGTTAGATGAAGATGATCCTATAAATATAACAAAGGACGTATTTAATAAATTGCATGGCGAATATTTCGATATGGACTATCCAACATTATGCTATTTTATGCGTAACAAAAAATTGCCAGATGGCAGGGACAGATATTTGTGGAAAGGGCGCGCAGTTGATGCAATACGCTTTGCGGATTATTATGGCATTGAAATTTCAGAACTGCAAAAGGCTTTCTATGTACACAATAGAAATAGAGAAAAACGTGAAATAGATTATAATGACAGAAAATTAACGACACAAAGCAAACTGACTGATATACTAAAAAGTTATTCCAATACTCAAAAATAATTAGCGACCTTGTAATATTTGGTATATTATAAATACCAAATAATTAAATACTAAAGCGACTTAAAGAGGTGAAAAAGCGACCTTTTTAAGTCGCTTTATACATTCATTTTCGTCTTGTTTCTTCATTTTCATCTATTACCTTTGTGCTATAATTAATCAGGAGAGTCGGTGCACAGACTAACCTATAAAAAGTTACAAAATGGATGAAAATACTTTAGACGAAAGATTGAAAAGAATAGAACGTTTCAGTTTATTGGCAGCAAAGAATATGCTCAATATTGAAGATGCGTCCTTTCTTACAGGTATCAGCAAAAGTACTCTTTATAAATACACCTGTACGAACCAAATCCCTCATTATAAGCCAAATGGGAGAGTGATTTACTTCGATCGTAAAGAGATTGATGAATGGATGAAACGTAACCGCGTGAATACCATTCAAGAATCAGAAAGCATGGCGGCGAACTATGTTGTTACAGAAAGAATGAAAAAGCAAACTGTTTTGTGATCATCATATAAAAATAGAGAGAACATGAATGGTTATAATTTAAGTCATAACTTTTTTGAATGGGCATTCAATCATAGGGAAGAACATAAACCTATAGTTTCTGCTCTCTATTTCTATTTAATAGAGGTTTGTAATACTTTGGGGTGGAAAAAAGAATTTTCCATGTCAGCTAAGGAATGTATGGAGGGAATGGGCGTTTCTGGATACAATACTTACAAGTATGCTTTTGATGTGTTATACAAAAACGGTTTTATCAAAGTAATAAAGAAATCAACGAACCAATACCAGGCTAATATCATTGCCCTATCAAATTTTGATGAGGCAACTGATAAAGCACTGGATGAGGCAACTGATAAAGCAGTATCAAAGCAACTACAAGGCACCTGTCAAAGCACTGGAGACATTCATAAAACAGTAAATAGTAAAACTATAAACAGTAAAACCAATAAACAGAAGTTTGCTGATTATGTAGAACTATCAAAAGAAGAATATAACAAGCTTTGTACCGGATATACTGAGGCTGGTGCCAAACGTATGATAGAGATTCTAAATAACTCCAAAGGATCAACTGGGAAAAAGTACAAGTCAGACTATTTGGCTATCCTTAACTGGGTAGTAGAACGTTACAATAAAGAATTGAAAAGTTCGGACAACGAAAAAGCCCATACTTCTACTATTAATAATTTTAGTGGTGATTATTCAAAACGATTTTAAAATTTAATGTTATGTATAATTTAGATCAGATCATAAAAGAGATGCAAGAACGTGGAATGAAAGTTCCAGCTTTACCTATTCTCATATCAATACCAAATGGTAATGATGTCCTAAAGCAATATTACAAATATTTTGTTGAAGCACGTAGAGAAACATTTATCTATCGATCAGAATACTTAGAGGTAGGTAAATGGCTGGAGAATAGCCACCATAAAGGTTTGTTTCTTTATGGCAATGTAGGCAATGGTAAATCTCAAATAGCAAGGCTTGTAATACCAGCTATATTGCTAAACTATTATCATATTATTGTTTCTGTATATGACGCAACCGAATTAAATAAAAAGCCAGATGAAATTATTAGTAAGCATATCCTTTGCATTGATGATTTAGGTGCTGAAGCTAATGAGTGTGTTATATATGGTCAGAGACGGCAACCGATTGCAGAGCTTTTAGATTCGGCAGAAAAAAATGGAAAGCTGATATTGGCTACAAGTAATTTGAATAAAGATGAGCTATTAAAAAAATACGGAGAAAGAACATTTGACAGAATAATTTCCATGACTGAAAGGGTAGTTTTCAATGGAAATTCTTTTCGTAAATAAAATAACAATTTAAATTAAAAAATTATGGATCAGAAAGAAAAGTTAGCAGAGCTTTCAATAAAGCTTGACAAATTGAAAGAAAACGCCTTAACACTCAGCGAGGCTGAAAAGGCAAAACAGCTTAATGAAATCAAGTTAGAGATGTCTAAGATGCAAGAACATCAGATTATATCCAAGCTGGATAATATTGAGGGAAATATGAAAGAGATGGCAGATCATACTCTGAGCCAGCTCAGAGTTGATAATGATACAAAGGTAGGCACTAAAGCCCCTGGAGCATGCAGCCATGGAGCCTATTAATTAACCAGGTAAATATATTTAAAGTATAAGAAAGATGGATAATAGAATATTAGTCTATTTAGACAAAGAGAGATCTGATCATGCAAGAAGCGATTATTATCGTGTAGCAAACAGAGTACAAAAGATAATCGACTTTTTAAAGTCCCATGAAATGGAGTGTGATATTGAACACGTCCAGGAAATCATTGAAAATGATGGTATGGCTGAAACTTTCATTAAGAAACAAATGCCAGTATATACAGATAGCCTACCAGAGGCTGTAAGAAAGCTCATTGATAGCAACACCGATCAAGTGATCAAAGAACTTAATAAGATTGCTCTGGATGCCCGAGAATCAATCATAAACGACTGTTACCATAAAGTGGACTATGGAAAGCTGAAAATGATAGATGAAAAGATTACTATAAGTAATGAGGCTTTAAAGGAATGCCATGACTTTGGAGCTGTTTATGTCGACACAACAACGAGAGGAAAGATCTATAACCGTGCACAAACAGCATTAAAAGCACTTGAAAATCTACAAAAAAGTATTGATGAGGCTGAGAAAACAGGTATTATGCCAGGATACCATATCAATGGCATAAACAGAGATCTAAAATTTGGTTATGGTTCATCCGTTCTCATTGTAGATGAGGGTGGTGAGGTACATATGAATGGTGAAGTTTTCCAGAATATCGTGTAAACGATACCTGGAGGCTTTGCCCTCTTAATAGTAAAACGACGATAAAACGGCGAAAATGAAATTTAAAACAGGTAATAAATTCGGAAGGAAGTTCAGCCCTACCTGGCAACCCAGGAATAATGGCAGAAAGAAATCTTTGTACAAGAATCTTGCAAAGCAAACAGAACTAAGCAGAGAGGATTTTATATCAGTGGTACGCTATATAATGGAGAGGACACCTGATGAACTGGATAAACTTATAAAAGATAGTACTGGAAAACCTAACAAAGAAACACCAGTATGGATCATAAATCTCATTTCAGCCATATACGCTGATATTAAGAAAGGGCAATTAAAAACTCTAAGCAAATTATTTGATCGGCTCTTTGGCAAACCTACAATTGCAGTAGAAGCTGGAGTACACCGATCAGATAATGTAAGTATAAGCAGTATAACAGATGAGGAACTGAAAAATGAAATCAATCAGATAGATCAACTGATGAAAGAGCTGGATGTAAAAAGTAAATAATAAAACCAAAGCCAAATGATGAATAAAACATATAAGATCCAACGGATCACAGCACGGGGATATAAGATTACTATCCTATCGGAAAGAAAGTCATATACTAAGATTAGAGCTACCAAAAACAATGTGATCATTATTGGTACCATAAACCATGTTTTTAAAAAATTATTTGGATACTAATTTAAGACAATAATTATGAGTAAAGAAAATATCAAACATTGCATAGATGTAATAATAAAGGCAAGGAATAAAGACACTTTGCACATAAATAATCCTCAGAGACAAATTTACACTTTGTCACTATTGGTAAATGAACTTTTAAAAAACAATGAGAATGGGGAAAATGATCCTCTAATAGGTTTATATGCAAATATAGGCAGATCGCTTAAACGTCTCATAAACTTATCAAAACAAAATTGATTATGAATAATATAGATGGGGATTTATATTTCAGAGCCGGATTAGACATTGATGATTTCAATGTGTCAGCTGATGCAATGAACGCAAGAATCAAAAATATATCTGGATCCACTGTTTCAAAAACTGTAGAAATGGATCAAGCGTTTATGAATTTTGCCAGGAACGCAGCTGGTTATATCACTACCACACTTGTTGGTGGTGGTATGATGGGGCTTGTTAATTCTATTATCCAAACACGTGGTCAATTCCAACAATTAAGCATAGCATTTGATACTATGTTGGGATCTGAGAGCAAATCAAAAGCTTTGATGGCTCAGATTACAGATACTGCTGCTAAAACTCCATTTGATTTGATGGGAGTAGCAAATGGAGCTAAACAACTATTAGCGTATGGTGAATCAGCAGATCAAGTTAATGGAACTCTTGTACGTCTTGGCAATATAGCATCTGGCTTATCTATACCGCTCAATGATATAGTTTATTTGTATGGTACCACTATGGTACAAGGGCGTTTATATGCCCAGGATGTTAGACAGTTCACAGGTAGGGGTATTCCTTTGGTACGTGAACTGGCTACAATGTATGGTAAGACAGCAGAAGAAATTAACAACATGGTTTCTGCTGGTAAGATCGGTTTCCCAGATGTCGAGAAAGTGATCAATAAAATGACAGATAGTGGTGGGCAGTTCTATAACCTAATGGAAAAACAGAGCAAATCACTATCTGGAATGGTATCTAATCTATCCGATGCTTGGGATACAGCACTCAATAAAATAGGTCAAGATAACCAGGATGTTCTTTCAGATGGTATTAGTGCTGCTTCTTATGCCGTACAGCACATGGATGATATTATCCGCACACTGAAAGCCATTGCTATTGGTTATGGAAGTTATAAGGCCGCTATAGCACTGAACACGCTGGCCCTGAAAGGATACACTGGTGTAGCTCTCATAGATAACACAGTGAGATCTGCTAAGATAGCACTGCTGAAAGCAGATGAGGAAATTACAGGCGAAGATATTGCCATAAAAAAAGAAAATGGAACAAGCCGAAAAGGATCATGTCAAGGCTTTGCAAGAAAAAATCACCATAGAGCAACATGAACAAGCGTTATCGCAGATAAAAATAAATGCTATTAATGACCTTTTGACAGCCGAGCAAAAGAGATACTTAAGCAATAAGGGACTTACGGCAAGTTCAAAAGAATATCTCCAAGAAGCTGAAAGCATTTTATCTGCTGAACAAAAATCCGTTTTAAGCAAACAGAATCTTGATGTTAACGGACGTAAATATGCTGATGCTATTGCAAATATGGCAAAAAAAAATGAGAACCATGTAAAAGCATTGGAAAACGAAACCAAAGAAATCAGTAAGCAAATCCCTTTATTGGAAGAATCCAAAAGAGTAGCTTTGGTAAATTTGGAAATTGCCAGAGAGGAAAATTTACAGGCTCAAACTGGTACAAATGTAAAAAGGCAATTGACGGCTGAGCGGAATCTTGCGATACAACAGCAAAGAGTTGAAACAATTACAACGGAGTTGAATACTGCTTCAAAGAGGAAAGAGGCTATACAAACCGAGCTTAATACTATAACGTCACGTACAAATACAGCTGCTGGAGTAACCGATATTGCAACTAAAACCGCCCAAGCAGCCAGCACATCTATACTGACTGCAATAACGAGTAAATGTACTCTGGCCATGAAAGCACTTTGGACTTCCATAAAAGAAAATCCTATTAGTTGGATTATCACAACTATCGGATTGGGTATTAGCGCATTTGAACTGTTTAAAGGTAAAACAGATGAGGCTAAAACTATACAAGGTGATTTCCAGGATGCTCTTAAGCAGAGCAGTGAGGATCTGAAAATAAATATGGCCGTGTTACAGAATACGGCTAATGGAACCGATACCCATAAAAAAGCGTTGGATAAGATTAATGAGCTTTGCAAGGAATACAACAAAACGTTATTGGATGAAAGCTCCACTCTGGACGAGCAAAAGAAAAAGTATGCTGAACTTACTGATGCTATCCAGCGTACTACAGCTGAAAAGATTAAAGCTAAGTATGTAGAGCAAGCAATGAAAGATCTGACAGATAAGCAAACATCTGCTTTGGAAGATCTGAAAAATGCTGCCCAAGATGCACAATACGACACTGGGAAAACAAGAATCATAACTAATAGAAATACTGGTGACACTTATGATGTTCCCATTATGGAAGCGTCTAAAAATATCCAGAACGCTTCACAGGCTGTTTGGGATGAAGAAAATACAATGGCAGTTGAAGCTGCTGAAAAGCTAAAAACACTTAGTGGTGAGGCTTACCAGAAAGCATTCAATGAAAGTGTGGTCAGTATTATGGCGGTTGTAAAAGCAGGTGCACAAGCCAGCGATAAGGAGATGAGCGGTTTCAAGGGCAACATAGTTAACCATCTTAAAACTTTGGTGGGAGCATCCAAGGAATGTTATGATCAAACGAATGCGACAACTTCTGCTATAGAACGAATGGCAAGAGTAAGATTAAGTAATCAACCAGCACAGCAAGCGCTTACGACGGCTAATTCATTTGATGATCTGGAGGGAAAGGCCAATGACCTCAGGACAAAAATCGAAGCTATAAAATCAAAAAAGGTCACAATACAAATTGACATTATCGGGCAACATATACTTCAAGCCCAACTTGATAACATAAATAAAGTAATTGATCAGAAAACCCACGGACTTAACACTGAGGAAGGTATCAATGAACGCATTAAACAACTTAATGACGAACGTTCAAAGGCTGTGGTACATTCTAAAGAATGGTATAAAATCGACAAAGATATAGACTATTTAGAATCCAAATTGCCAAAAAACCAAGAAAAAGCTGCCAAAGCTGCCGAAAGTGCACAGAACAAAGCTGAGCAAATGCAACAAAAGCGTGTTGCGCTCCAGGAAAAGGAAACCCAGGCAGAACTGAAAGCTGAACAATCCAGGATAGCTATCATGGATGATGGCTATGAAAAGAGAAAAGCCCAGTTGGATCTCCAGCATAAACAGGCAATTGCAGATATACAGAAAGAGCAAAATGAGCTTGAAAAAGCACGTAAATCAGCTGGTAAGGGCGGTTTGACAGCTAAAGATACTGGATACTTCAATGAGCAACGAGCTAATGAGGAGACTAATTATAATAAACAGGTACAAAAACTCTTTGATGGTGAGATTGAATATAAGAAAGGTCAATATGAGCTATATTGGAAATGGGTAAAGAATATGGGGGCTGATGTAGCTAATACACAGTTTTCTAAACTTATCCAGGGAGGTTCATCATTCAAGGACTATCTGGAAAATGAGATAAAGAAACTTAATGATAAGCGTGCATCTGGTAAAAATTTATCTGAGGGAGAGGCTAACAACTACATTAACCTAAAAGTACAATATGATGAAGTTACTGGAGCCAAAACAGCTATGGATCAATTCAAAGACGGTTTAACCCAAGCAATAAGCAATGCTAAAACACTCAGTGAGAAACTGGAGGCTATTACCAAAGCCAAAGAAAAGATCAAAAATGGCACCAGTGGTTTGGTTGGAGCAGATGAGAAAGCAAAGGGATTTTTAACGGCTGATGAAATGGCAATTCCTATTAATGAACAAGTGCAAAAGTTGGTTGATCAGTATGAAGACTATGCTCAGCAAAGGAAGGAGATAGAGAAAAAATACAACGATGATATAGCAGAATTAACAAAACAGAGAAATAAAGCCCAGGAGAATGGTGATACTACGACTGCAAAAAGAATAGCTAATTCCATTACTGTGGCCGAACGTAAATTAAAAACAGAACTTTCAAAGATTAATCTGGATGACTTTCAAAAGCAAGTGAATTGGGTAGAGCTATTTGACAATTTGGATAAAGTATCAAACAAATCACTTGTTGCTCTTAAAAATAAAATAAAAGCGTATATACAAGAAGCGAATAAGGCTGGTAATCTTTCTCCAGAGAGCATGAAAACTCTCATGGATGCCTATAACAGACTTGAGCAAAAGATAAGCGATCTAAGCCCAATACAAGCATTACGTGATGGCATGGATGATTATGCAGATGCTTGCGAAAAAGTTAAAAATGCCCAGGATGCTTACAATGAAAGTTTATCTAAAAATGGCAAAGATTCCAAAGAGACAAAAAATGCTCAGGATGCACTTACCAATGCTCAAAATGACAGAGCTAATGCACTTCAAAACATACAGAATGCCACGCATTCTTTAGGAAAGCAGACAAGCGAAGTTGTGAATGCTGGTAAATCGGTCATTGATATGCTTAAATCATTCGGGGTTGATCTCGGTGAAGATGTTAATAGCATGATAGATGGGCTGGGCACGATGGCGCAAGGTCTGGAGAATATAGATCTAACAAAGCCATTCTCTGTAATATCATCAGCTGCCACCATTCTAACTGGAGCTGGTAAAACAATAATGAGTGCTCTTTCGTTGGGTGGAGTTGATTTTGGAGGTCAAGAATCTCTGGAGGCTTATAAGAAAGCGGAAGAAAAATACAAAACATACATGTCTGTGCTTGATCAAGTGATTGACAAACAGAAAGAACTTGTATCATCCTTATCCCAGGAGGATCTTAAAAATGCGAACAACTCATATAATTTGGCTATGTCTTATCTTCAAAAGGAAGCAGATGCAGCACGATCAATGGGTAATAATTATTTAGGAGCCGGAGCGTCTAAAGGCTTTTTTGGAATTGGATCTCATTCCTCTAATGGTGTAAAAATGAGAGATAGTATATCTGGAGAAGCTTGGAATTTAGTTGATGCTTGGAAAGCTGCTAATAATATAACTACAGATCTTGGTGGAAGAATGGAGGGTTTATTTAGTATGACAGCAGACCAATTAGAAAGTCTGAAAACAAATGTACCTTTGTTTTGGAATGAACTCGACCAGACCATACAAGATTATTTACAGAAAATAATTGATTCCAATGATGCAGAAAAGAAATTAATAGAACAAAGACAAGAACTTCTAACTGGCGTATCAAAAGATTCATTTTCAGATAGTATATTATCAGATCTTGAGGATATTGACGTAAAGGCAGAGGATGTATTTAGCAATATCTCAGAATATATGCGTAAAGCATTGATAAACAACATGTACAAAAATCAATTTAAAAAATCTGTTGATGAATGGTACACTATGTGGGCACAAGCCATAGATCCAAAAGGTACTGGTGGTGAAATTATAACTCCGGAAGAACAGGCAGCACTTGATACACTCAAAAATAGCATAGTTACTGGAGCTACAGACGCTGCCAAAAAGATCAACGATCAGTTTAATACTACAGAAAGCCAGGATGCCCTTGAGGGTGCTGTAAAATCTATGAGCGAGGAAACCGGATCATTGGTGGCTGGCCGTTTGAACGCTGTTGCAATCAACCAAGGGAATCAATTATGTGAATTGAAGCAAATACTACAATGTAATATTAAGATAGTAGATAACACAGGACTGAGTGCCAATGAACTGAAAGAGATACATATAATATTAAAAGATATGAATTCTAAGAATAGCTCTTTGCTATCACGAGGAATATCATAAATATAAAAACGGCGCAGGTAAAAACTTTGTTCTGTTGCTATTTACCAAGTAAATTTGGCCAATATGCAAAAGCTGGATAAATAGATCTACTCTATGAGTAAGATGGAAAGGCACACAGATCTGCTCCATTACTTTTGTAGAGGGTGCGTCAAAAGTGAAGTGACACACCCTCTTTTTTATTATTAGAATAATTTAAATTTAGTGTGTTTAATGAACACACCATTTTCCTATTTGTATAATGTAAATAATATTTACTTATTAATTGATGTGTTTGATAAACACCGTTTTATTAGTGTGTTCACTAAACACATAATTGATTGTATATCAATTAATTAACATAGAATATTTGTTTTATTTATTCTGAAATAATAACTTTGTACAATCAAAAATAAAACCCAAAATGATACAACTTGAATTATATGAGTTAAAAAATATGTGCATGTATATGGCAGAACTTGGAGCTGCCAATTATGCAAAGTTATTTATGCCAGCTAAGGACAATATGTCTCAGCGTGCTGCTTACAGAGAGTATGGCGTTGCGCGTGTAAAGCGCTGGACGGAACATGGTTTAATCCACACCGTCAGATCTGGCAGCAAAGAGACTTCAAAGATACTATATTCCAGATGCGAATTAATGGCATGTGATAAAGCGGAATTTATTAGTAATTTAATAAATAAATAATATGGAACTACGGATAAAAAGCAATACTATTACTACGGTTGTCACTGGTGATAGTATGTGCCCTAAATTATTGAATGGAGATGCCATAGTTATTCGGGAAATAAAGAATAGAGAGTATTTCTTTTGGGGGCATTTATATCTTATCGATACAAAGGATTATCGTATGCTTAGATATATTAGGAAGCATCCAACAAAGCCAAAAGAGTTTGTGATATTGCATTCTGAAAATCCAATATATGAGGATATTGAAATATCCATAAGTTCAATACTAAAATTTTATTTTGTGGAAAGAGCATTGCGAATGTCTAATTTATAATTATTGAAACAAATGGTTCATCAGACAAATGAATATAAATAATAAAATCTTCATACCATTAATAGATAATGGAAATCCTTTCAAAAGTATGACGGAAACGATGAAATATGTTGGTTATTCAATGAAGCAATATCCAAGTGGTTGCATTATGGCACTAAAAAAAGTAAAGGATTATGATTTACTTGTTCCTGGAGACGACTACGTAATAGAAGTAAATGGACAACAATGTATGCCATGCCAAATACAGATGATAAAGCCTGGATACATTACAGCATATTCAACAAATATAGAAACATATCCGGATGGTCAGTTAATGTATCCACCTCTTGATATACCTATATTTTCAATAAAGCATATATATAGAGTATTAGGCTATTTAACAGATTAAAATCATTAGGTTATGAAAAAAAACATAAGAAATATAGAGGATAACGATAATGGTGATCAGATTAGGCTATATATCATGGAAACGATGAACCGTATACAAGACATAAGGATCAGAGTTGAAAACCTTCGAACTAATAAAATTATGCTTGAAGAATGTGAGGATAAGCTATTTGACGCGTACAAATTATTGATAAGAATTAATGGGTTAATGGGTGATGTCATCGGATATACTATATCCGATGACGTATGGCAACATCAGCAAATCACTATTGGGCCACCATAAAGTCGGCAAGGTTTCAATAACACAAAAATAAATCAAAATTATGGACTTATATTTTTTGATATGATAATTAATGACTACCTTTGCACAATGAAAAGCTCGCAATATAGTAATAAAAGTGCTATTATGTTACTAATTTGTTACCAAGTTAATTAGTGATGCGAGCTTTTTTCTTGTTTATCAGATAGTTACGATTAAGCAAGACTATTTGCATCTGAAATGAAATACAACACAGCAACTCTGCCTAACGGACTGAGAATAATCCATCTGCCATCTACATCTCCAGTGGTCTACTGCGGATACGAGATTAACGCCGGAACCCGCAACGAACGGCCGGGAGAAGAGGGTCTCGCGCATTTCTGCGAGCATACCACTTTCAAGGGTACTGAGCGCCGGCGGGCCTGGCATATTCTGAACTGTCTGGAGAGTGTGGGGGGCGATCTGGATGCGTTCACCAACAAGGAAGGTACCGTTTACTACGCCGCCATCCTACACCATCATATCGACCGTGCCGTCGACCTGCTCACGGATATTGTCTTCCATGGCACCTATCCGCAAGAAGAAATAGACAAAGAGGTGGAAGTCATCTGCGACGAGATAGAGAGCTACAACGATACGCCTTCGGAGCTTATCTATGATGATTTCGAGAACCTCATCTTCGCCCACCATCCGCTGGGACATAACATTCTGGGAGAGACTGACCGCGTGAGACGATTCACGACGGCCGACGCCCTGCGCTTCACGCGACAGTTCTACCGGCCCGACAACATAATATTCTTTGCCTATGGCGACATCGACTTCAAACATCTGGTACAACTCATAACGAAGTACACGAAGGGGGTGGACAGGAGTGACGTCAGCGACGAAGGCCAAGCATCGACCGAAATCGAAACGCTGCTGACGTCCAATGCTTATGCCGGTCAGACGATAGTAAGAAAGAAAGATACACATCAGGCACACGTCATGATAGGCAACCGCGCCTACGGGGTTCACGACGAGCGGCGGACAGCCCTCCACCTACTGAATAACATTCTGGGAGGACCGGGCATGAACGCCCGGCTGAACCTGAGTCTGCGCGAACGGAGTGGACTGGTCTACACGGTAGAAAGTTCGATGGTAAGCTATGACGACACAGGATTGTGGTGCACCTACTTCGGTTGCGATCCGAAAGACCTGAAACGTTGTCTGCAACTGGTGCGCAAAGAACTGGACCACGTGATAGAGCATCCGCTCTCAGACATCCAACTGCGGGCAGCGAAGAAGCAAATAAAAGGACAGATTGGCGTGGCGTGCGACAATCGCGAGAGCTTTGCCCTCGACTTCGGCAAGAGCTTTCTGCACTATGGCTGGGAAAGGGACATCGTTTCGCTTTATTCCAAAATAGATGCCGTGACAGCAACGCAAATGCAAGAGGTGGCACAGGCCATCTTCCCTGCCAGTAGTCTCACCACGCTGATTTTCAAGTAAAAGAAGGCTCATACACGATGGAACGGGGTCGGAACCGCTGAAATGACATTGCAGGAAATCAGTATCCCGTCTAATGTCATTACTGCTTTCTCTTCGGTTAAAGTCCTTAACGAAAAGAGGCATCCGTGATATTGTTTATTCAAGAAGACGAAGAAGCATCCCTCTTCTTTCACCACTCCTCCCTCAACCTATCAGCTTGAGTAGGTAAGCGCACTTCTCCCGGTTGCCGAGCGTCTTGCTCTTATCGCACGAGAGTTTCACGCAGTCGTGCCACTCGCGTTTCTCCGTGATACGGCTACGGGTGAGCTTCAGCACGATGTTCATAGGGTCGGCACCCTCCACATCACAAGTAATGAAGGTACCCATGCCATAGCTGTCCTGTACTCGTCCGGCCACATAGCGGTGGATTTCGATCGCCCGCTCAATGTTCAGTCCGTTGGAGAACACCACCTGCTTGGTCTGCGGGTCAATGCTCAGGCTCTTGTATTTGTTGATGATCTTTTCGATTTGTTCCTCCTCGTTGCCGCTATCCACGCGCAGACCGACGAACATCATAGCCATGCGCTTGCTCAGATTGGAGAAGAACACGCGGTCGCCGAAGCAATCGTAAAGATAGATGCCGTTGTCGCCGTCGTAGACATCGCTGAACTTCTTCATCACATTGAAGTTGCACTCAAAGATGCCGCTCACGTTCTCCTCGAACTCGATGAGCTGGTGGCTCATGGTTCCGATGGCTTTCAGGTCGTACTTCATGGCCAGGAAGACATTGCTGGTGCCCGTGAACTTGCCCGTCCACTCATGCCGGCCCTGTGCATCGGTATAGCCGCCCTCTTCATAAACCTCTTTCATGGTACGGATAACCATGTCCTGATGGTCGAACGAAAGGCGGCGGCGCGTGCCCATGTCGCCCAGCAAGAGACCGTTTTCGAGTATCTGGCGCGTCTTGACGACGACGCGCTCCCGCTCTTTCTCCGGGTCATAGCGCTCGATGTCGCCACGCAGGGTGTGCATGAGTTCCGAGACGATGGAGAGTATCGGCATCTCCCACATGATGGTGGAGAACCACTTGCCGCGCACACTGATGTCCAGATGCCCCTCTTCATCCTGAGAGATGCTCACCTCATGGGGATTGAAGCGGTAGCCGCGCAGGAAGGTAAAGTACCATTCGGGCAGGTAATACATGCGGCGCTGCATGAACGCGATTTCCTCTTCGGTAATCATGACGTGTGGCATGAGCCCTATTTGCTCTTTCACAAGTTCGCCGAAGCCTTTCGAATACTGTGTCTTGTTGCGGTCGAAGAACGTGTATTCCACTTCGGCACGCGGGTACTTCTGGAGTACATAATACTGGCAGCTGAACGTATAGGCGTCGTTGTCGGTCAGATGGTTGATGATTTGTCGCATATCTTCAATCTGATAATATTAACATATAACAATTTACATATTGTTTTTGCAAGGCAGTTCGCCTGCTGGATGAAATAACGAGAACTTTTCTATATGTTCTTTCGCTATTTTAATAAATCGCTCATTCGAGAATATTTTCCCTTTCCTCTTACTCCATTCGTTCAGATGCTGATGGAGTTCTGCTACCGACAAATTCCCATATTTATCAAGAAGATAGTCTACAGAAGAAAGCAGTTCCAACCCAAAGTCGGAATAGAATCCATCCAAGAAAGAAATGGTCCTGTTCGCTATGTCTCTCAAATCTGAATGATTTTCTACAACAGCCCGTATTTCATCGTAACGATTGATTACCAATGATATACACTCAAAGGGCTTTTTATCCATATCACTATATCCCATTACATAACTGCCGTTAATAGCATTCAACACATATCTCACCTTACCCGAATATGGTCCATAATATTTAGGCTCATAGGTGAGTTTGAATAAGTCGTGGGCGCCAAACCGTTGCAAGAAATAGCACACTTTCTCACTGGAAAATTCAGAGACATACTCCCCATGCCTTACCAAATCGAAAAGAAGATAAAGGAGCAGTGCCCTTGCAGGTGTCAACTTTGCCATTGCCTGTTCTTCTTTGATTTTTTCATGGATATCTGCATTCGGCTCATAAACAAGAATATCTATGTCCACATCTGCCAGTTTATTCATTATCATATTTTTTACCTTATCCCATTCCAGACCGCCATTACCTGCTCCTAATGGAGGAATAGCAATACTCCTGATATGATAGGACGCAATAACCTTTACCAGGTCATCCAGTCCCGACTGTATATAAGTATATTCAGAAGGCCTTCTCCAATCTTTCTTCGTGGGGAAGTTAATAATGTATTTTCTGCCGAATATACTATCTTCAGCCGTCACAAACAGCCTGCCTATTCCAATTTGTCCATTACCACAGGCTTCTCTATAGCGTTTATAATTTTGCGGGAATTTGTTTCTGAACTGAAGAGCTACGCCCTTGCCCATCACACCATTAAGATTCACAGTGTTTACCAAAGCCTCGGCTTCAGATTCAAACATGTTTCCTTTTCTGAATTGTATCATAATCGTCTTAATAATATGCGGTTGGTACTACTTTAATGACATCTTCAGGTATGCCAAACTCTACTAATCTCTTTCTTGCTTGAATATTATAACAGACATATCCGATAATACAGTTGGCATTGACATCACCTTTGATTAAAAACTCAGCTTGCTTCTTTCGCTTAATGTCCAAGTCGTCATACCAAAAGTGTTTTGTTACCGATTCCCAATCTATAATATCAGAAATGGACTCAATGTCGGTCTTATCATAAAAGGTGGTCAATGAATCGGTAGCATGCCCATCACTAAAAACATATTCCAAGTTTTTATCTTCTCTTATACTTTTCAATGATACGACAATATATACAATATCCTCTGCCTTAATAGATGCACTCACATAATTATATCCATGTTGGATAACATAAAGCATAGGCATTCTTATTCCAAAATAGAACGGGATATAATCACCCAGTACAACTGTATTGCCATTTACATAGACTTCTTTGCTATCTCTGAAATTGATAAGGCTCGCATCTCCGATAGACGTATATCCCGCATCTGCGTTTGCAGAATGTTTATGCGTAATCCCATATTTCAGAATATGTGGAATATTGCAGATATGTGTCATCCGATATAAATTGATCTTATCTATCTCCATATTTAACAAATAGCATGATAACAATGCAAAAATAGTAATAATTGCTTGAAATCCAAAATATATAAGAATAATTATCTTATTAGTTAGAATCCATATACATCACCGTTGCCTCCAGCTAATGCTCCCATAATATTGGCTTCATCATCAGCAGGGCATTCCCTAAGATTCCTTTCAAACGATTCTTTCTCTGCCTGCTTGTCATTTTCCTCCATGTAATCCTTCAGAACGGTCTCCAGTTCTCCCTTTTCCTTCAGATAGGTTTCCTTATATTCTGGCAATATGTTTCCATTGATATCTATACCAAAGGGTGTCCGATTCCAGGCATCATTCACAAAAGCGCAATCGAAATCAAAATTTGTTACATCACGAAATTCGGCAGGGATCACCAGTTCTCCCCTATAGTCAATATACCCACACCGTTCATTTTTGATTTGAACTTTGGCTCTTCCGCATGAAAAATCTTCTACATGATAATAACTTGGAGACAAAATCATTTCTTCATTTGTGTCTTCAGACAAGAAGCCCCATCTGCCTTGCTTTGTAATAAAGCGTGCAAAGCCTTCTTTAAAATCCCACACACATAAATAGCGATTGAGTTCTACATTCTCTTTTAGTTTGTCATCATGTAATATAAACAAAAAGTGTCCGTCATCAGAACTTTCTCTTACTATAGATTTACGTTCATTCTGCTCGTTTTGATAAGATTCAACTTCTCTCAACAGTTTAACCTGGAGATGCACCTCCTCATTATTAAAGAGAGAAATGAGAGGAGCAAGGAGATTATTTTTTATTAACCGGTCTATGACAGAATATCTTATGGCTTTTCTAAAATAAGATTTCATTTTGGCATCGTATCCTTCAAGATACTTAACAAACAGCTCTGGCTTCACGAATGAATCCGAAAAACTACTCAATGTATAATCGGAAATATTATAAAAGTTGAATCCTGCTGTTTGATACAACAGTCGTTCCAATTCCGAATCCGAGATTTTATCTTTATTTCGTGTGTAGCAGTCCTGTATACGTTCATGCACCTTTGACAATGCATCGTCAGACATTCGCAGCATAATAAAGAAAGAAATAACACTGCCTATTTCTCTTTTCCCTATTGTCGGGAACAACAAACGACATACATCATTCCAAATTTGTTCTATGGTATGATTATTCATATTATCTTCTTCGCACTATTTTATTGTCACGATTTCCTTTGAAAAAAACGCCAAATGGTCATAAACGGAAACTCTAAAACAAATGGCCTGACTGTCATACCATACATATACCATTGGGACTTAGCCCTTCAGATTTTATATGGGTTACAGATATTCGCTGAAATCAGTAAGTCGCATGTCGCCCTTCTTCAGGAAGGTGTCGTGGAAAGCGAGCGCGGCGCGCATGCTCTGGGGCTCGTGTCCCATGGGCGCAATGTGCTCCAGGTAATCGCACAGCAGAGGTCTGTAGTCGGGATGGGCGCAATGCTCGATGATTTCATGAGCCCGGCGCACGGGTCCTTTGCCGCGAAGGTCGGCCACGCCCTGCTCGGTGACGACGATGTCCACGTCGTGCTCCGTGCTGTCTACATGGCAACACATCGGTACGATGGCCGATATCTTTCCGTCCTTGGCAGTCGACGGCGTATAGAAAATGCCGATGGAGCCGTTGCGCTCATAGTCGCAGGAACCGCCGATGCCGTTCATCAGCTTCGACCCGCAGATATGACTGGAGTTCTCGTTGCCATAGAGGTCGACCTCCAGGGCCGTGTTCATGGCGATCACCCCGAAGCGGCGAATCAGTTCGGGCGCATTGGCCAGTTCACTCGGGCGCAGCGTCAGGTGTTTGGAAAAGAAGTCCATATTCTGATAGACGTGCTGAATCATCTCGTTGGTACACGTCATAGCGGCGCAGCTGGCTTGTGTTATTTTCCCTTTTTCAATCAGGTCGACAACGGCATCCTGCACCACCTCGGAGAACACTTCCATGGGAGGAAGTCCCTCGCAGAGTCCGATGGCTTTCATGACTGCATTGCCTGTGGCGCCCACACCACTCTGAACAGGGAACATGCACGAAGGAATATGGCCCGCTTTCATGTCGCGCAGGAAGAAGTCCACCACGTTTTGACCGATAGCCTTGGTCTCCGGAGTGAGCTCTTTGAAGGAACGCGCCTCTTCGGGGATATTGCTCTCCACGACGCCCACAATCTTCTTGGGGTCGATGGAGACATAACTCTTGCCGATGCGGTCACCCACATGCAGCATCGGAATGGGTTCACGATGTGGATATTCCTGGCATTCGTAGACGTCGTGCAACTGTTTCGACACCGGACTGTGGAAGTGGTTCCACTCTATCATGACATGTTTGGCCAGGCGCACGATGGTAGGCACGATGCCGCCGGCCGTGGTCAGGTAAGCCTTACACTCGTCGGCACCCTCCTCCAAGTCGGATACCTCGATGAAAGCCCAGTCGATAGGACCATAGTAACCGCGGCGCAGACGCTCGGCAACATGTCCGAGATGCATGTCCTCATAGTCGATTTCTCCCAAATTGGTATGTATGCGGAAATCCTTATTGGTAGAGAAGGGTCCACGAAACTTGATGGCGTGTACGTCGGCCAGATCACCCTCCAGGCTCTGACAGCCAGAAGCACCGGTGACTAGACTGATCTGAAAGGGTTGACCATCGGCATGCAGTACCTCGGCCTTTTTCTTGATTTCGCGGATGACAGCCTTTGGAATGCCATTGGGCGTAAATCCGCTGAAACCTATCGTAGCGCCATCGTCAATCATTGCAGCTCCCTCGGCTGCCGTTAATCTTGTATATGACATAATGTTTGTGTGTTCTATTTCATCGGCAAAGGTACATATTTTTTTTTGATTCCTTTGCCGTTCCCTTCTTTTTCCGTATCTTTGCGGTGATATTTACAGGAAACAAGAAGATTAGATATGAAACAGACCCTATTGATTTACAACACCCTCAGCCGGCAGAAGGAGCGTTTCGAACCGTTGCATACACCCAACGTGGGCATGTATGTCTGCGGACCCACCGTCTATGGCGACCCCCATCTGGGACATGCGCGCCCTGCCATCACGTTCGACATTCTCTTCCGTTATCTCAGGCATCTGGGCTACAAGGTGCGCTACGTACGCAACATCACCGACGTAGGCCACTTGGAGCATGATGCCGACGAGGGTGACGACAAGATAGAGAAGAAAGCGCGGCTCGAGCAGCTAGAGCCGATGGAGATAGCTCAGTATTATACCAATCGGTATCACGATGCCATGGACGCCTTAAACGTATTGCGGCCGAGCATCGAGCCTCATGCCTCCGGCCATATCATCGAGCAGGAACAGCTAGTGAAGGAGATCCTTGCCAATGGCTATGCTTATGAAAGCAATGGCTCGGTCTATTTCGATGTAGAAAAGTATGATAAGGATCATCATTATGGCATCCTTTCCGGGCGCAATTTGATGGATATGATCAACAACTCGCGTGAGTTGAATGGAGTGGGAGAGAAAAAAAATCAGGTAGATTTTGCCCTTTGGAAGAAGGCTACCCCCGAGCACATCATGCGCTGGCCCTCACCCTGGAGTGACGGGTTCCCCGGCTGGCACTGCGAGTGCACGGCTATGGGCAGAAAGTATCTGGGTGATCATTTTGATATTCATGGAGGTGGCATGGATCTTATCTTCCCTCACCACGAGTGTGAGATTGCGCAGGCAGTTGCTTCACAAGGCGACCAGATGGTACACTACTGGATGCACAACAACATGCTGACGATAAATGGACAGAAGATGGCCAAATCACTCGGCAACTTCATCACTTTGGAACAGCTCTTCACTGGCAGCCACGAACTGCTGGAACAGGCTTACTCACCCATGACCATCCGCTTCTTCACCCTCTCTGCCCACTACCGCGGCACAGTAGACTTCAGCAACGAAGCGCTCCAAGCCAGCGAGAAAGGCCTTGACAAACTGATGACCGCCATCGACGACCTGGCACGTGTCCCAGTCTCCAGCCAGTGCGACCCGGAAACGGAGAAGTTCGTCAAAGCACTTCGCCAGCGCTGCTACGACGCCATGAACGACGACCTGCAGACACCGCTGGTCATCAGCTACCTCTTCGAGGCCTGTCATCTCATCAATACACTGCTCGACCACAAGGCCGGCATCTGCGCCGAATGTCTGAAGGAACTCGCCGGCACCATGCACCTCTTCACCTTCGACCTGCTGGGCCTGAAGAGCGAGAAGGGTGTTAACAACGATGCCCGCGAAAAAGCTTACGGCACCGTCGTAGAGACCGTGCTTGCCCTGCGCGCCAAGGCGAAGGAAGAAAAGGACTGGACCACGAGCGACCGGATTCGCGACGCCCTGTCCGACGCCGGCTTCGAGGTGAAAGACACCAAGGATGGCGTCACCTGGAAACTGAACAGATAAGATCTCATCAAGCAAACCAACAAACAGGTATCAATTAGGATTTGCCGGCTCCACCGTAGTGGGTTGCATCGCCGGCTATCCGGCCAGACGGTTCATACCTAGCGGTGGTTTCCAAACCATAAGAGGCGGCCGGGACATTGCGTCCCGGCCGCCTCTTTTCAGTTTTTCAGCCGCTTGTTCCGGCCTTAGCAGAACAGCGTACAGCTCACGATGGCGATAAGTGTGGCAAAGAGTACAATGATCCGCATGACGAAAATCACCTTCTCCAAGTCCGGTTTACTCATCCTTCACAGCATCCTGAGCGCCAAGAGCTCCCAGCAAAGCACTGGCAATAGCCATGATAATCTTGACGACAACCTGCCAGTCGCGCATATTCAACTTACTCATTTTTCTTCTCTCCTTTCTTTTATGGGTTAGGGGTTACGGTCTTGTTCACCGTGTACGTACTGGTCTCTTCTACCTTGACACCGGAGAGGAAAGTCTTCGTGCGCACGCCATCGGTACTGATTTTCAGCTCCGGCTGAAAGAGAACGTGCAGCGACTTCACGTTGGTGGTGGCAGTGAAATCCTTGGCCGTCTTGGCCGGACTCGTAGCCAAACCCATCTTAAAGGAGCCGAAGCCGTTCAACTTCACGCGATGAGAAGCCTGCAGCTCATCCTGCATCGTCTCTACCAGTTCGGTGAGTACGGCGAGCACGTCGCTCTTCTTAGCCGTGCAGTTGCGTTCTATGCGCTCGGCCAATTTGTTGAGATCGGTCACGTCGGTGACCACTGAGCGTGCATACCACATTCCCTTGAACTTGCTTGTTGCACGGTTGTCCTGATACAATTTGTACTTTACTGACATAATGTTTTCCTTTCTTTTAATTATTAAAGTGATAAATGTTGCCGGTCGCATGCGCTTGTGTGTTTGTGTGTATCGTGTGCCAAGTTCCGCATAGTCGACATCTGGTTTTTTGAGCACCTCCGATTTGTGTTATCCTGAAAGCGTAGGCAGGCCGGGCAGTGGTTTTGTTCCTAACTGCGATGCAAAGATACGACAGAAAAGGAGCTTTTCCAAATCTCAGGTCTGTATCAATGTGTTCTCTTGTTTTAAAGTACCAGCTCACGGGCTTCCCGGCGATTGCCCCCAGCCCCTTCGCGATAACTCACGTGCAACCAGCAGACGCCGTCACGGTGCACGTTTTCGAAGAGCAACTGGTCGAAAGGCAGATGCCGACGGATGTATTCGTACATTTTCATCCCCACCTCATGGCTGGAGATATGAATGTCGGCAGCCTCACCCCTGAGATGCTGAGAACGGGGCACGCCGCCCACCAGCGCGTTCAATGCCTCCGAACGATAGCCGCTGGTGACGCGGATTTTCCCGAAACGCTTCCGCAACGGCTCCAGCACCTGCCGGCAGAGAGCCCTCAGATGCGCTGTCTGTTCCTTATCGGGAATATTCTCTATGCCATTGTCGATGGCGGTGCCCGATGCCGTCATCTCTCTCAACGTAAAATGTTCACTCAGTTGCATGTCCATGTCTTTACGTTTTTATCAGTCTGCATTCCGGTTTGTCATACCTGATACCACCTTATATAATGGGCAGGACACTCTTTTGCGCTTATAGTTCCAGGTGTAGCGTTGCAGTAGCGTGTTACGCCGGATGCCTTTCCGGCTGACGGCATAGCGACCCATTGACGAGGGGTTGTAAGGCACGGCCACATGCAGGCATCTGCAAATCTCACAAGTGAGTGTTTTCAGAGAGGCCGGATAGCCTTCGGCGTCGCACACCACACCACGCAGATAAGCCGTGTAGACCAGTTCCATGAGGTCGGTCTGACTTCCCGTCCAGCGCACATTATCACTGGGCAGCAGTTCCAGCAGACGCGTAAAGTCATGCATCAGGCGTTCCTCTCCTTCGTGCAGTTCCTCAGCAGTTAATTGTCGCGGCATTTCTCCGTCCGCCTCGCAGCAGATCATTACTTTTTTCTTTTCCATTGTGTTTAAATTATTAAGTGTGTGTTATAATGAAAACATCTTAGCATAAGTGTTTCGGCGGCAAAGGTAAGAAACAGCATGGAAGCAATCGTTCCTTTTATGAATTTCTTTGTTAAACAGTGTTTGGAAAAACCGGATAAAAAGACCATACGATCATACCCCGTTCTCTCCTTTTCAGAAAAGAACGGGGTATGGTCTTTTTTGCTCCCGCAGGCACAGTCAGACACCTGCGGGATAAATGGTTACATTTTTACGATTCGTATGCCAAGGGTGTCTTTAGTTTCTTACACAGATTGGTCTGCTATGCTGCCACGGATGCTGATAATTTACGTTATCTACAGGATACAGTGCTGAATCGTATAGTTTCGGGGGCGTTTGCGTTGCATCTACATAAACCTGATAATACTTACCCGCAACATTTACCGGTAAATGACCGGCAAACCAAAGTGAGTTAAAGGCTCGCAGCTCATTCGTACCTACAGGGGTTTTTTCATTCCAGCAGACTGGACAATCCCATACTACAGATACGCCCCCATAAGTAATCTTAATGGAAGTATCAGTATTGTATAGAATCAGATTGTTTTTACAAAAATAGTCTACTTCCTGCGCGGTCATCAATCGCCAATTATACATCAGTGGCGCTTTAACATAATGGCAAGGGTCTCCACTCTGATTTGGGGTTCTACTCATACCTAGATATGCAGTATAGCCGCCTTTCTTTATCGTTACCTCCCCAAAAGATGGAGAGCTTTGATCCTGATTGACACTATACCAAATTCTAGTAGGTGAATTTGTCGAAGTCCACGTCGTATTATATGCTTCAGCTTTTGCTCCCTGCACATAACCGTAAGGGAACAGAACCATTTCTGCAGGAGCTGTAGTAATATTATAATGTCCTACAGAGTTGAGAGTTGCACCGCTTCCTAAACTAAATCCGATACCTCCATTCATTACAGCCAGTTCATTCTGCTGCAACAGGGTCTTCTGCGTTGTAGTACCGTTTTTGGTATAGATGAACGCCTCATTGGTACGGAGTACCTGTGTATTAATATTGTATGCAAGATTCTTGTAGCTGTTTTCAGGCACTGTGATACTGCTTGCGGAAGCCACTGCCGTAGGTATCCAAGTTGATCCACTTGCATTGGCGAGATATGTTCCCATTTCTGTCTTGTCGACCGATATACGCACCACATCCGTAAAGTGAACTATTTCTGTGCCATTGACAGAGGAATAGGTTTGCGCAATACTGCCGATACGGTTTCCCCATGTAACGGGTATCGTAGCATCACCCGTCTGGGTGGCCTTTGTTGTCATAATCTCAGTTTCAATAGCAGCATCTGTTGTCGCAGTAATGTTCTCGGCATAGAAGATCTCACTGTCGCGTCTGCCCTGCCCGATGGTTGTACTGACATAAACCTTGAGATCAATCAGCTTTGGCCCCGAGAACCTCAACAGACGTGCATTACCATTGACTTTATAACTCGCGTCGCCGGCCCACGTCATACCAGCAGGCAGACGGATGTAGATGGTACCGTAGGCTAACTTTATCGTGTTGAGCGGGAAAGCATAGTTTTCTCCGTGAACGTCAATGATACCGTCGGTTCCGATTGCTCTTGCCGCATTTACCACATCATCATTCCCCCAGAAAAGGTAAGTCTCGTCATACTCCATACCATTCTTCTTATACAGAAGCAGGTCTATCGGCTTAATCTTTGAACGGTCTACCGTGAGAGAGTATTTATTGTTGTTAAAGAGACGTCCAAACGTGGTCGTGGTTCCATCCGTACGTTTCACGGTCACCTGAAGCTCCAGGGTCTGTGCCCCGGTCGTGCTCAGGTAGACCTGAGGAGGAACAACGAAATACAGACTTGAAAAAGCCGAGCTGGAAAGCGTAAGTCCCACGCTTTCAGGAACAGTCAGCGTAGAGACATTGGTGTTACTTCCGGCAGCTGCAAGCGCTGGTAAAGGATAACTGTATTGTACTATATAAGTTGACAGTTTTTGAAAATTAAAATTCAAAAAAAT